CAAAAAATACAGCCCCGACATATTGCGGTTGTTGGTGATGAACCGCCGCCCCATCAAAACAGAACCAAGAGCAAGCGCAGCCTGCACATCAAATTGCGGCTGGCTCTTGATGCAGGTCTTGGCCGAATAGGTTACCACCTCTCCCAACACCCCCGGCACCGTCAGGAGGTGCTTTGGAATGTCCTCCACCGTCTCGGGCTGCTGACGTTTGGCACCAACCATGATAACCTCTGCCACACGCGCCCCGTGGCGCTGTGCCTCGCGGTCCTCCTCGGTCGGCGCTGGCGGTAGCCGATCAAGATTCAGAGCCTCCGCAGCGGCTCTCACAGCCGCTGTGACGTTGCCCAGATGCTGATAGTGGCAGAACACATCAAAGGCATCGAAGCTGTGGGCCGGGTCAAACGGATCGGAGGCATGGTGGCTAAACGCCCGCCCATCATCAAACACCACCACACCCGGTATCTTGCTCGTGCTGTTTGGCGACAACCACCGGCTTCCGAATTGACGATAGCCAGCCGCCTCAAGGGCAGTGCTGATCGGCGTGGCATCGTTGTAAGCGGCAATCACGTTCTGCCCCTCATTCGCCACACGCCGCGACTTCGCACTCGGCGGCTTAAACTCTGGCGCACGCTTCCAAGGGCAAACGTCCATCAACTGCGGGCGAAACCGATCCCAGTTTTGCCAAATGGTCAAAAGCTGTTCGGGGATCGGCCCGATCTGTTCCGGTGCCATACCCGCCCACTGATACGGATGGCCCGTGTCGGGATGAATTGATGGCGGCAACACGTCCTGCACCGTCCCGGCCCGCAGTTCAAACACCACCTCGGTGCGGCGCGGGTCTCCATCCACAGGCCAACTGATCTTGCGTGTTGTCAACCCCAGATCCGGTGGAGCCAGAAACAGAACCTTGCCCCGGTCTGGCCTGCCGACAATCCTCGGAGCCGCCGCAAGAATGGCGTCCAAGTCAATGTTCATGGCCTCGCAGATCAGACGCGTGTTGGCCATGTGGTCAATGTCCAGCGCGCAGGTGCCAGACAGGCTGTGCAGCAACCCGATGTTGTGCGTGGGATTGTCCGACCAATAACTGGACGGGGTGGAGCGCTGCTGCCAGCCAAAGGTGGATGGTGCCTTGCTTCCGGCAGGAATGCCCACCAACGCCCATCCCATCGCCTCGTAGCGCTTGGCCTGTTCAAAGGTATCTGATATTGTCTGGCTCATCGAAGCCAATCCTCCGTTCTGGTTTCGGTCATGGCCCCGGCTGTTAGCGCAGCGCGGGGCCTCTCTATGGGTACGCCACTTAAAATCGTCTGTAAAGCCGTCCCGACTTTATGCGTGACGAACAAAGCCCCATCAACTCCAAAATTCGTAACAATCTAGTCTGGGTGGAACAAACAAAGTCACCGCCCGAAACCCCAATGAAACAAGGGCGTCTGTCCTGTAGTAGTATATATATTATTATATTATTATTATTATTACATATACTAGTACACTACCTCTCTCCCCCTACATCCCTCTATAGACTAAAATTTATTAACAAATTACACCCGCTGGACACACACTGACCCTATGCTAGGCTGCGCCGACAGCCAGCGAAGGGGTGCAGCATGGCCGACCACCAGATGATCGTATTCGACAGCCGCGTAGATGTGTCCGAGGAGACCGACTTGGCGTTTGACTACTTCGAGAGTTTCTCAGATGACTACGATCTCCACCGGCTGATGCAGGGGATGCTTGTCGCCATCAGCTATCTGGCAGAAGACGAAGGACACCCGGTGCAATGACAACCAAACGACAGCAAGCACTCGACACCGCATCCAGCCTGATCCACGGCCCACGCAATGCCGACTACGGCCCGCCCAAGGTGAACTTCCAGCGCATCGCTGATCGGTGGAGCCAGATCCTGCGGGTGGACATTGAGCCGTGGCAGGTCTGCCTGATGATGGCCGACCTCAAGATCGCACGCATGTGCGAGGGGTATACGGATGACAGCCCGATTGATATCATAGGCTACGCCGCGCTGATGGCGGAACTGGCACCCGAGCGCTGAACTTTTTCCACGGAGAGGGGTGCCGGTGAACTTTTTCCACGGGGAGGGCTGACATGGCCGTCAATGTAGGCATCTCGACCACCGGCAGCACCCGGAGCATCAATCGCCGCCTGCACAACCTCATGCACCGGCAAATCCCCTTCGCAGCGTCCAAGGCGCTGAACGATACCGGCAACGTGCTGTTGGCCGTCAACAAGCGCGAGATGCGAAAGCAGTTCGACAAGCCGGTGCGGTATACGCTGAATGCGTTCTACATGAAGCCCGCCCGCAAGAACGATCTGAACATGCGGATTGCGCGCAAGTCCAAGCCCGCAGGCAAGCACTACCTCGATGTGCAGCACAAAGGCGGTGTGCGCCCCAGAAAAGGCGTGGAAAGCATGTTGAACTATTCTCTGGCCTATAGCGGCGATCTGCGCGCTGTGCTGCCCACCAGCCGCACAAAGACCGCTGCCGGGGGCATGAGCATGGCGCGGATCAACGAGGCCATCGCGGGGCTACAGGACAGCAAGCAGGCTGGCCGGGTACCGAGTTCGTCTTACACGAAGGCGGGCATCACTAAGCAGACAGACCGATTGGCCAGACGCAAGAAGCCGGTGGAGTACTTCATTGGGTACAAGAGCGAAGGCAAGAACCGCACCGACGGTATCTATCGCCGCACCGGCAAGACCGTGAAGAAGATGTTCCACCTTCTGGAATATCAACCCAAGTATCGGCCCAACTTCCCGTTCTACCCGCCGCTGATCCGCAACGCGCGATCATATTTTCCAACCCGGATGAAGCGCCAGCTTGCGATGGCGATGCGAACAGCGCGGTTCTGAACTTTTCCATCGGAGGGGTGAACTTTTCCATCGGAGGGGGTCTGAGCTTTTCCATCGGGGGGGTGAGCTTTTCCATCGGAGGGGGTCCGGGGTCGCGTTTCTGCGCCGCAGAATCGCGATGCTGCACTGCGGAATTTTCTCGCCGCGCCGCAGAAATTGAACCGAACCGTTTAGTTTGATTCTGCGATGCGGCATTGTTACCGGCATCAACAGTTATCCTGATCAACAGTTATCCTGATCAACAGTTATCCTGATCAACAGTTATCCTGATCAACAGTTATCCTGATCAACAGTTATCCTGATCAACAGTTATGCTGATCAACAGTTAAGCTGATCAACAGTTATCCTGATCAACAGTTATGCTGATCAACAGTTATCCTGATCAACAGTTATCCTGATCAACAGTTATGCTGATCAACAGTTATCCTGATCAACAGTTAAGGTGCTTTTTTTGCGTGCCATGAAAATTTTTGTTTACACCGCGCAATATTCACGCATATTCTACGCAAGACGCCGCAAGACGCGGCGCGGAAAAGCGCGACCGGAAAAATCCGGCGCGCATAGGCAAAAGGGAAAACTGACATGACAAATGCAAAGCTGTTGCAATTTAAGTCCGCCACAATAAACGCTGGCCTTGATGCCAAGACAATCAAGGGCAATGGGCAGGATTACATAACGGCAATCCAGTATATGACGCCTTATAAGACGATGGACGTAAATCTTTGCCCTATGGCGGAAACGGCCGTTTGCCTTGACGGTTGCCTTAATACCGCCGGACGCGGTCAAATGAATAGCGTTCAAGCGGCGCGTCAACGCAAAGCGGTTGCCTTTGTATCGAACCGCGCGGCCTACGTCGCGCAGCTTGCCCTTGATGTTGCGCGTTTTGCGGCATGGGCAAAGCGTAAAGGATTAAAACCGGCGGTCCGGTTGAACGGAACAACCGATATAAGATGGGAAAACATACCGGTTGAATACAAGGGCAAGCGCTATGAAAACATCTTTGCCGCTTTCCCAGACGTGCAATTTTACGACTATACCAAAATTGCCAACCGCCGGTTGGATATTGCCAACTATCACCTAACCTTTTCCTATAGTGCCGCAAGCGCGCTTTACTTGCGCCAACTGGACAAAGCGCTGGCGCGCGGCATGTCAGTTGCGGTTGTTTTCCGCGACAAAGAAAACATACCGGCGCGGTTTCTTGGCATGCCAACCGTTGACGGTGATAAAAATGACATGCGGTTTCTTGATCCCGCGCGCGTCGTGGTCGCTCTTTATGCCAAGGGCGACGCAAAGAGGGACACAAGCGGTTTCGTAGTCGATTACATCACGCAAGAGGTGGCAGCATGACCGAAAAACAAATTCACGCCTGCGCGCTTTTAATAATGATCATACTAGGCGCGACGCTATAATCCCAAGAAAAGGCCGCATCACGCGGCCTTTTTTCTGCCCTATCGATAGAACGCTTCACAAGGCCGCCAGAGCGGCCTTTTCTTTTTGCCCTGCCCTGCCTGCCTGCCCTGCCTGCCTGCCCTGCCTGCCTGCCCTGCCTGCCTGCCCTGGTGCCCTGCCC